CGGTAACTGGAAACAGTTTAAAGGTAAAGTGAAAGAGCAATGGGGCAAACTGACCGATGATGATATGACGATCATTGAAGGAAAACGTGATCAGTTAGTGGGTAAAATCCAGGAACGCTACGGTTATCAGAAAGATCAGGCAGAAAAAGAGGTTGATAGTTGGGAAAAACGCCATGATTACCGCTGGTAATTAATCCCTCCTGCCCGACATGTACAAGGATGTACACCCTTTTAGCGAGGTTTCTTTTTCACCTGAATAGAGTGGTCATGATGGCACTGTTCAGGATGACGACACGCTTCTACTTCTACACATGCTGAACATAATCCATGTGCTTCAATAACATTATGCCGCAGGGCAAAACCCATTTTTGCCGCCAGCGTATGCATGATGTCTTCCACGCCTTCAGCACATTCTTCTTTCACCGCGCCGCAGCGATCGCAAATAAACATGGCTGAAGTATGGGTGGGCTGATCGAACAGATGACAGAGCACATAACTGTTGGTGGATTCCACCTTATGCACAAAACCTTGTTCAAGCAGAAACTCCAGCGCGCGATAAACCGTTGGCGGCTTGGCTTGCGGTTCAGCTTCGCGCAGCAAATCAAGCAGATCATAAGCGCTGATAGCGCCATCCTGCAGACTCATCAGGCGCAACACTTCGAGGCGCTGTGGGGTCAGGCGCACATTACGCTGTGCGCAGATTTTTTCAGCCTGCGCTAATAACTCCTGCGTTGTGGTCTTTTCCATTGGGCACCTCGACAGTGGGGTTAAGAATGTCCTTACTTTATCATAGTTCTCACTTAAACGCCGAGAACAGGGTGTCATGGCTGTCACATTGCCTGATCGCATATTCGTTATGCTATAGTAGCGCCCCCAATTTACCAGATGCTTAAAAAGTCGCCATGCCAGCAGAATCACACACTGTTTATCCCGCTTACCGTTTCTCGATTGCCCCGATGCTCGATAGGATGTACCGTTTTTGAAAAACAAGTAGTTATACACTTTGTGGGAGCCTATTGGGAACCTGTTATTCTTAGAAAGCATCATTTGCTCATCACTTCAATTGACCTAGCGTAGGTGAAGACTTTAAGATTGCAGGAGGCGGATGCGGTTGCATTTGCCAGAGCTTGACGATGTTGTTTGGATGAAGGGTGTATTGATGCTAAATGTAAGGTTTGATTCAGAAAAGGCTTTAGAGGCCATTCTGTACGTCGCCTCTAAAGCACCGATCCCAGATATCTATCATGTCGGAAAAATTCTTTATTATGCTGACAGGTTTCACCTTGAAAGTTTTGGACGCCTCATAACGGGCGATCACTATAACGCTATGAAGGATGGGCCTGTAGCAAGCAACACATACGATATTATAAAAATTGCTCGTGGAGATGGACGTTACATTCCTAATGGTTGTGATGTCGATTCTGTGCGAAAAGCATTTTCTGTATCAGGTATGATGATTGTGCCGAGCCGTGAAGCTGATGAAGACTTTTTTAGTGACTCAGATTTAGAGTGTATTGATAAGTCTATCGCGATGCTTGGAAACATGTCCTTTGAAGCTATCAGAACCATGAGCCATGACGCGGCATGGGAACAGGCAGATCACAATGGTGAGATGTCTTTGGAATCGATAGTTGCACAGCTAAAAAATAGCAAATTAATACTGGATTATCTGAAGAACGGATATTGATACTTATGCTGGGTGATTGTTTCCCTCCTGATTTTAAGGCTAATTTTAGTCGTGAAAGAGGTATATCACCCGGTGATGTATTGTATCTTCATTGTGATTTTACGACCCCACCTAAAGTAAAATATATGGTGGTTGTTTGCTGTGAACCTCTTTTAGTTCTTCTAATAAATTCAGATATAAATGAATTTATTAAGAGAAACAATGATCTTATGGCTTGTCAGGTCGAAATTAATAGAGAGGACCATGATTTTCTTAAATGGGACTCATTTGTTAATTGCATTGAGGCTCATGCTGCTTTCGATCTTGAAATTATTAAAGAGAAAATAGCCATCCAATATGGCGACGTGCTAAAAGGTCGCATTACAGATCATTGTATGAGACAAGTTCGATGTGCAGTTGAGATATCTAAAATCATGGTTAAACGGCATAAAAAACTGATACTCGCTGCTCTTCAACATTATGAATAAACCCACCTTTGGATGGGTTTATTCATATTCTATTTAAATGAGCCTTTGTTTATGGGTTCTGACCCTTTCCCACTCAGCACGCCCTTCTTCTCGCCTTTTGTCTATGTATTCCGCAAGATCCTGAATATTGATGCAACGTTTTGCTTTTTGTGATGTGCCGATGCGATATGTTGGAACGGGCAACTTACAAGCGTTTGCTTTTGCTTCTGCCGTGGCTGGACTCATACCAAAGTATTTTTGACTAACTGCTGAGAGTTCAATGTTTAGGGTATTGAATTCAGCCATCAGTAAAAACAAGGTATTCATATCATTTCTCCATCATAACCGGCTGCACCCGGTGAGTTACTTATTCATTTCAATAATATTATTTTCTATCATTGATTTATTTAAAACCAAAGAAGGAGCAAGATGGTTGTCTATTTTAAATAATGCATAACTTTTAAACCGTTGGTGATATCCGTAACCAATAAGGATGCTAGAAAAATCTCTTAATTTATCTTCTTTAAGAACATGAAAATGAAATGGGTTGTCGCCATTTATGGACAATGAAGCATCTATTATGCAGTATTTCTCTCCGTTGTCATTTGCATAGAAAAAAATATAAGACATTCTGTTTGTTAAGACAATGCCATTAAATTTTATTATGTCTGGAATTATTTTGTTTTTCATATTTGGTGCCACGTGTTTATTTTCAGAAATACATTTGATTTCATCTCCAGATGTCGTGATTATATAAAAATGAAACTTATCAGAAATATCTAACTTAACTATGCCATCATTATTATAAAGGCTGCTAAATTTTGGTAGTTCAACTTTTAAAGAATCATAGTTCTTTAGAAGAAGAGGGGAGTCAAATTTAATAACTTGTAGTATCCCTTTCCCTTCAACCTCCATATTGATTGAAGATATAGCAATTGCATTATCTCTTTTATTAGTCAGGATTATGGTTGATATATGCATGTCATATATTTTACTTACATTTGCTGAATACGATACTGTCACCTTTTTTGATATTTTTTGTACGCCAAAATATATAGTGAAGCCTGCGGCAAAAATAGATAAGAATTTAATGTCAAATAAGGACCATAACCACATTAGTTGCTCAATTGCTTCAGAGTTAATCATTTGCTTTACCATTATCGCTGTAATACAACACATGTGCGTATATATACGCAATGCAATTATTTTGCAAGTGCTTCATTTACTATCAATAGCTACGTCACGTTATCGTTTAATGGTTCTTTATAGGGGCGGCAATAGTTAAAATTATCGCTTCCGTAAACGCCCCCGCAGGGGCATTTGCAGTAATGAAATCAGGCGGTGAAAGTACCAATAAAGGTTTCTACTTTGCTGTCTTTGAATTTTTCAACAAGCAGATCACGAAATTCGTTAGCCATTTCTTCCTGCACTGCTTCCAGCTGAATAATGCGCAGAACCAGTACAGGGCGATCACCAGTGATAATGCTGAGTCGTAATTTAAATGGACGTTCTTTCAGGCCTTCAAACGGAACGCATTTAAATTCAAATGCCACTGGCATAATGTCTTTGGTCTTCGCTTCGACAGACTCCATCAGGGAGCGTTTGCCGCTGAAGTCATTGTCTTCAAAATCAGCAGTCTGGTTCGCTTCAATTGTGATTTTACGGACCGCCGCAGCCGCTTTTGTTGCCTGAATAGCGTCACCATTAGCATCAAAGCCCACAAGGTAGTCGGCCCAGTCTTCAATCCATTCTGCCAGTGACTTCTGGGAGTTACGCTCGCCGTTAACAGACAACAGGGCAGAGAACGGTGCTGTCTTTTTCAGTTTGAGAGTGGCGGTGTTATCTGCGTGACCTGGTTCATCAATAGTACCCAGGTTAAGCACACTGACTGCTCGCATATTATCGGCATCGATAAAGCAGCGGGTGCCTTCATCTGCAAGATCTTTAGAATAACGGGTAAAGTCATCGATGCTGGCAGTGGAAAGCGCACCACGGAAACGGAAGCGATTTAAATTAAATTTTTCCAGATCATGAATGCGGAAATTCTCAGGCAATGCCACAGCATCGGCACCAATCTTACTGATAATTTCATTAACACCCTGAGCAGAAATAAGGGCATGGATTTGATTAATTGCGGTTGCGTCTAAGTTCTGAGACATAATAAGTCCTCACTATATTAAGATATTCAGTGATGAGATAAATAATCAGTTAATTAAGAACGATATTAATGACCTGCTGCGCGGAGTTTTCCGTCAGGCTCACCGGCAAGAGTCAGTAATTGTCCCTGGTCTTCCTGCAGAATAGTCAGGCGACCACCGCGATTGACATACATCGGCGTTTCGGTGGTGTCTTCTTCGGAAATTTCCCCGCGGTTAGTCGGGCGAACATATGAGAGTTTGTGTTTGATTTTCACACGGTTCTCATCAAACGGTTCGATTTCCAGGTTGAGCGAGACCTTACCTTTGGTTTTCGTGTTCATCACACCGGAAGCGACTTCACTGAGAACTGCGCCGATTTTGGTTTCAAATACGCCGCCGTCCAGCTCCCCGATAAATGCCTGCACATCAGTACTGCGTTCGCTAGCCATTTGCTGCTCCTCATCATATCGACCCTGCAAGGTCGGTTGGTTTCTCCACAAAACAGAGAAGAACACCTGCGGTGCAGCCGCCCGGATGGATTGGGTTATGAGCCCGTCGTCCGGTGATGCTCTTCTCTGTTTTGTAAAAAGAGCGGTACCAGCCGGAAGCAAGTGTACAAACTGGTACCGCCAAAGCAGTGGCTGTTGTGGTGGGGTTGTCACTCAGGTGTATGGTCAACCTGACAATCCGGTGTCCTCAACGGGGAAAGAGTAACCCCGCCATACTTACCGCCGCGCCATTTCGCGGATTACCACAACGCTGAGAGCACTTAGCCAGTTACGGCACCACACTTTGTCGCGGTTCCATAAATGCCCTCATCGTTGCACCCTGGTCTCTTCCCAGGCGTCAAACCGAATCGCCACGCTGGTTAGGCGTCTTATCAGCATCCTCATTGACTTGCACATTCCGGCTACCTGGTTTGTTTGCCCGAGCAAGGAGTGGATTGTCCCCTTTAACGTCCCCAGACCGCTAACGACGCATGTGCCATACGCCGTGTTACAACCAAATTTTGTTTAATCTTGCCTGTGGCATGTTTCTTTTAGATACATTATGTATCTCAAGGGTACATTGTCAAGTATAAAAAAACCTGCCGAAGCAGGTTATAAATATTGATTAGGCCTTTATTTGGTATCTTCTTGGTTTTCCTGAGAAAATTACTGTACCAATTATAGAGCAATTACCGTTAATCTTAATGTAAGGCTCAGGCCAGTTTGGGTTTAATGCTTTGAGATAACGCTGTGTTCCATCTTCTATCAATCGCTTGAAGGTGGTTTCGCCTGTATCGTGCATCAATGCAATAACGTCGTCACCGTGGCAGGCAGGGACTTCGGGATCAACAAAAATCATGTCTCCCGGGCGGTACTCATCAATCATTGAATCACCAATCACCCGCAAGATATAAGTCATTTCGCCACAGGGTACAGGGCAGGGATAAGTTTCTGCTGTGCTCAAATCAACCTCAGAATAGCCAACTTCTTTCCATGCTCCGGCCTGTACCCATGATATGACAGGGACTAACGTTATTTGTTTGTTAGTAATTGAAACATCAGGTTTTTTTGTGATGTTTGTTGTCTGGTGTTCTTGATCAAGCCATCCGACAGGCAGGTCGAAACATTTTTCGATGTGCCGTGCCATGCTGTCACCGATATTTTTAGTAGCACCATCTCCCATAAACCTGCTGGTCTGGGTTGGCTCGCGATCAATCATGGTGGCAAAGGAAGAATTCCCGCCAACACCATCTCTCAGTTTTCTGGCGTTAGACCGCCGGATGTCATGGACTGTTTTCATAACGAAATTAAAACCTTTGTACCGATAGGGTACAAGTATCTTGAAGGTTCATCTCAATCATGTAATATGTATATCGGAGGTACATATTGTATGAAAGCGTATTGGGACTCTTTAACCAAAGAACAGCAGGGCGAGTTGGCCGGAAAAGTTGGCTCAACACCAGGCTACTTACGGCTAGTTTTCAATGGTTATAAAAAAGCCAGTTTTGTGCTGGCTAAAAAACTTGAGCAATGCACGTCAGGTGCAATTACGAAATCTGACTTAAGACCGGATATCTATCCGAAAGATTAACAGAACACCTTCAATTTTTAACCACAGAACGATGAGGCTAACCGTGGGTAAGCATCACTGGAAAGTAGAAAAACAGCCTGAGTGGTACGTGAAAGCTGTCAGAAAAACTATCGCGGCGTTGCCGGGGGGTTACGCTGAAGCTGCTGAGTGGCTGGATGTAACAGAGAACGCTTTATTCAACCGCCTTCGTGCAGATGGCGATCAGATTTTCCCGCTGGGATGGGCAATGATTTTACAGCGCGCGGCTGGCACTCACTACATTGCGGATGCTGTCGCACAGTCTGCTGGTGGGGTGTTTGTATCGCTTCCTGAAATTGAGGAAGTAGAGAACGCCGATATAAACCAGCGCCTGCTGGAAGTCATCGAACAGATCGGGAGTTACTCAAAGCAGATTCGTTCGGCAATCGAAGATGGGGTAGTGGAGCCACACGAGCAGACAGCAATTAATGATGAGTTGTATCTGTCAATTTCGAAGCTCCAGGAGCATGCAGCACTGGTCTACAAAATCTTTTGCGCTCCAGAAAAGAGTGACGCCCGCGAGTGTGCAGCTCCGGGCGTCGTGGCGTTTTGTGTCTGTGGAGAAACTAACGCATGAACAGTTTAACGGCAAATAACCGTTTGTCGCAACAGCTGGTGGTCAGCGTCGCTGAACACCTGTTGTTACGGCATGAATGCAGATTACCAAATCACCTGGCTGTAAGTAACCACAGAGAACTTTACCTGACTGTGGGGGGCGAGTTGTGCAGGAACTTAACCGCTGGTTTCGTGACGGAAGAGGACTTTATGTTCATGTTATTCGTTGGGAGCCAGAAACACAGCGCGTTATCTATCTTCGCAAAGACTACCCGCATGAGTGCTTTAGTCCTTTGTGGAAATTCAGGCGTGATTTTGTTGAGTGTGAAGGACCACCAGCACATTGATTCTGCCATTCCGGGACGTTACACTGTTCAGGCACCTTATAAAGCGGGTGTCGGGATTGGCGTCCTGGAATTCAATATAGAGCATAACCGCGCTCATGCGGTTTTTTCGTATCATGAGCATTGCTACGTCCAAATTATGGTGGGGCGTGCAGGGGCATCGCAAGATGCGCCGGGTTCTATGTTGACCGGTTACGCCAACCCTGTACGTCTCACCACCTCTGTGATTGGCGTCCCATGTGGTGAGTTCTTTGAATTCAACATAGGGGCTGTCACCATGACTACTCTCCCAACCCTCGCTCGTCTGAATGATGAAGACTTACATAAACTCAGTTATGTAACAACTGCACTACGTGCTCTGCGCAAGGTAACTCTTTCGGATCCGCAGGCGCATCAGGTTCTGGTAGAAACACTTCTTAAATTGCAGGCTGAACGTATTCGTTTGGCGGATAAGGCTAATTTTCATATTCACCGTCTCCTGAATATCAGCGGAGGGCATCGTCATGCTTAATCCGTTGATCCTCAATATTTGCCGTTTGCTTCAGCGTAAAAAAACATCAATTCCTACAGTTGGGCAGTGGTACACCACGCCTGCAGGGCATGTTCTACGTGTTAGCCTGGTTGACCGTGAATGCCAGAAGGTGATTTGTGAACCGCTGGGCCGTAATTACCGCGTCAGTATGCCGCTTATAGCCTTTCGCTCCGGAAAAAACATGAAGCATCTCGGAGGTGCAGCATGAGTATGGAGCTGATGGTTAAAGCGATGAAAATTCGAGTGGGTAATCCATTGCGAAAACTGGTTCTGATCAAGCTGGCTGATAATGCCAGCGATCAGGGTGAGTGCTGGCCCAGCTACCAGCATATTGCTGACCAGTGCGAGATTAGCAAACGTTCTGTGATGAATCATATTGCGGCCCTTTGTGAGTCCGGGCTGGTGAAAAAAGTCACCCGGAAAGGTGAAAAAGGTAACTCAAGTAATATCTATCTCCTTCATCTGGATGGTGCAGGAGATTCACTAGGGGGTAGTGCAAATAATTCACTATCTGGTGCAGCAAATTCACTAGGTAGTGCAGGAGTTGCACCAGGGGGTAGTGCAGGAGATTCACCCAGAACCAGTCACTCTTTTGAACCAGTCAAAGAACCAGTCAATGAACCAATAGCTGTTGGTGCATCAGTTGATGAGTCCGTGCGAGTTCGTTCAAACCGACCGGAATACTCTCCGGAGTTTGAGCAGGCATGGCTGGCATATCCCAAACGTGCTGGTGGCAATTCAAAATCTGCAGCCTTCAAAGCCTGGAAAGCCCGTTTGAATGAGGGGGTAAACCCCGAAACCATGCTGGAAGGTGTGAAACGCTACGCGGGCTGGGTATCTGCGATGGGTAACAGCGGCACACAATTTGTGAAACAGGCTGTCACGTTCTTTGGTCCGGATCGTCATTTCGAAGAATCCTGGGAAGTTCCTGCGGTATCTGCAGCCAGACGTGAAGACCCGTACTTCAAAGCCAGTTACGACAATGTGGACTACAGCCAGATCCCGGCAGGATTCAGGGGGTGATCATGAGTCTTTTGAATGACGTTCAGAAATTCATTGAAGCCCATCCGGGGTGTACTTCCGGAGACATTGCGGATGCTTTTGCAGGTTACTCACGGCAGCGCGTTCTGCAGTCAGCAAGCAAGTTACGTCAGAGTGGGCGTGTGGCTCACCGTTGTGAAGGAGATACACGCAGACATTTCCCACGCCTGACTGAGAGAGCGCAGGAGCCGGAACCACAACCAGTTCGTGAAACCAGACCTGTGCGCAATTTCTATGTCGGCACTAACGATCCCCGGGTGATTTTGTGCCTGACCCGCCAGGCGGAAGAACTGGAGTCCAGGGGCTTATACCGTCGTGCTGCAACGGTGTGGATAGCGGCATTCCGTGAAAGCCACTCCCAGCCAGAACGAAACAATTTTCTGGCGCGTCGTGAGCAGTGTTTACGGAAAAGCAGCAAGCGCGCTGTATCGGGTGATGAGTGGTATCTGTCAGGGAATTACGTGGGGGCTTAATGAGTAATAAATATTGCCAGGCGCTGGTGGAACTGCGGAACAAACCAGCCCATGAACTGAAGGAAGTAGGTGATCAGTGGCGCACGCCGGACAACATTTTCTGGGGAATTAACACCCTGTTTGGCCCGTTTGTTCTGGATCTGTTCACTGACGGTGATAACGCCAAATGTGCTGCGTATTACACGGCGGAAGACAACGCGCTGGCGCATGACTGGTCAGAACGTCTTGCGGAGCTTAAAGGGGCTGCCTTTGGTAATCCCCCATACAGTCGCGCCAGTCAGCATGAGGGGCAATACATCACCGGCATGCGTTACATCATGAAACATGCCAGTGCCATGCGTGATAAGGGTGGGCGCTATGTTTTCCTGATCAAAGCTGCCACCAGCGAAGTGTGGTGGCCGGAAGATGCGGACCATATTGCTTTTATTCGCGGGCGTATTGGTTTTGAACTGCCTGCCTGGTTTATCCCGAAGGATGAGAAGCAGGTGCCGACAGGCGCTTTCTTCGCTGGTGCTATTGCTGTTTTCGATAAGACCTGGAAGGGACCGGCAATCAGCTACATCGGGCGCGATGAACTTGAGGCATGTGGTGAGGCGTTTCTGGCGCAGGTTCGCCAGCAGGCGGAAAAACTGGTCAGGGAGATGGCGGCATGACGACGTTAACTCAATGCCAGCAGCAGGTGCTGGATATGCTGATTTCTTATCAGAAAGAACGTGGCTTCCCGCCAACCAATCAGGAGGTGGCAACCATGCTGGGATACCGTTCAGTGAATGCAGCGGTGGAGCATCTTCGCGCACTGGAGAAAAAAGGCGTCATCACGATAAAGCGTGGCGTGGCCCGGGGGATAACGCTTCATACCGCGGTGAAGGACGACGACAGCGAGGCGGTCGGGATTATCCGCGCACTGCTTGCCGGGGAGGAAAACGCAAGGCTGCGTGCAACCCACTGGTTACATGAAAGGGACCTGAAAGTATGAAGCTGATCCTGCCTTTTCCGCCCAGCGTGAACACGTACTGGCGACACCCCAACAAAGGGGCGTTTGCTGGTAAGAGCCTGATAAGCTCGGCGGGGCGAAAATTCCAGAGCGCGGCGTGCGCAGCAATAGTTGAGCAGTTACGTCGTCTGCCGAAACCAACGTCGGCACCTGCTTCAGTGGAGATCGTGTTGTTTCCTCCGGATAACCGGATCCGCGATCTGGACAACTATAACAAGGCGCTGTTTGACGCCCTGACCCACGCGGGTGTGTGGGAAGACGACAGTCAGGTGAAAAGAATGCTGGTGGAGTGGGGACCGGTTATCCCGAAAGGGAAGGTCGAGATCACTATCAGTAAGTACGAGAAAACGGCGGGTGCAGCCGCCTGATCAAGAGGAGAAACGAAGTATGAATAATCTGATGGTCATTGATGGTATTGAAGTTCGTCGTGATGCTTATGGGCGTTACAGCCTGAACGATCTGCATCGCGCAGCAGTAGCATCTGGTGCAAATGCCAGAACCAAGGAGCCGGGAAAGTTTCTTTCCAGCCAACAAACTGTTGAGCTTGTTCATGAATTGACCAACACCCAGAATTTGGGTGTTGACCCGGTGAGTGTGATTCATGGGGGAAATGAACGGGGAACGTATGTCTGCAAGGAACTGGTGTATGCCTATGCAATGTGGATCAGCCCGTCATTCCATCTGAAGGTGATCCGTACTTTCGATATGGTAACCAGCGCACCGGAAAAATTATCCGGACAGGCTGCTGACAAGATGCAGGCTGGCGTGATCCTGCTGGACTTTATGCGCCGGGAGTTAAACCTGTCTAACTCTTCAGTGCTTGGTGCCTGTCAGAAACTCCAGGAGGCTGTTGGCTTACCGAATCTGGCACCGCGCTATGCCATTGATGCTCCTGCTGATGCACACGATGGCTCAAGTCGCCCGACACTGTCACTGAGTGCACTGCTGAAACAGTATGGTATACGCCTGACGGCTAATCAGGCATATCACCAGATGGTGAAACTGGGGATCGTCGAGCAGCGCGAACGATACAGCCGTACCGCGATTAACAACATCAAAAGATTCTGGTCGCTGACAGCGAAAGGCTGCATGTTCGGCAAGAACATCACCAGTCCCGCAAATCCGCGCGAGACGCAGCCGCATTTCTTCGAATCCCGATTCCCTGAGCTGTTAAAGCTGCTCGATACCGTTCATTGAGGTGACCGTGAGAGCACTACTGACCCCTGAAATTGCCCCGCGTATGGGGATCGTATTGTTCAGGCCAGGTTCAGAGCTGATGCCCCTGTTTATGCAGGGGCGTGTCCTGCTGGAGCCTGAGCCGGAGCGTTATTCATCTTTCGCCAGTGGTGCCGTTCCGGCGGCATCACAACCGCTGGCGGATGATCCTGCCGTTCGGGCCGTGTTCCGCAATGAGGCAGTGATCCGTCGTGCTGGTGGCGTGGAATGTCTTGAAAGCTGGTTACTTCGTGAAAAAGGCTGCCAGTGGCCTCATTCCGACTGGCACAGCGAGAACATGACCACAATGCGACACGCTCCGGGTGCAATCCGTCTGTGCTGGCACTGCGATAACCAGCTGCGCGATCAGTTCACGGAACGGCTGGAATCAATGGCAACGGATAACTGTGCCCGCTGGGTGTTGTCTGTTGTGCGTCGGGATCTCGGTTTTGATGACAGTCACGTTGTGACAATGCCGGAACTGTGCTGGTGGCTGATTCGTAATGATCTGGCGGATGCCTTACCGGAAAGTGCAGCCCGTAAGGCACTGAGATTACCGAAGCCTGTTGTGCCGTCTGTTACCCGGGAAAGTGACCTTGTGCCTTCGGTTCCTGCCACCAGCATCATCCAGGATAAGGCGAAAAAGGTGCTGGCGCTGAAAGTGGATCCGGAGTCGCCGGAGTCTTTTATGTTACGCCCAAAACGTCGCCGCTGGGTTAATGAAAAGTACACGCGCTGGGTTAAGACACAGCCGTGTGCATGTTGTGGAAAGCCCGCTGATGATCCCCACCACCTGATAGGTCACGGTCAGGGTGGAATGGGAACAAAAGCGCATGACCTTTTTGTGTTGCCTTTGTGCAGAAAGCATCACGACGAGCTGCATGCGGATACCGTGGCATTTGAAGAGAAGTATGGCTCCCAGCTGGAGCTGATATTTCGTTTTATCGATCGTGCGCTGGCAATTGGCGTACTGGCGTAAGTGGAGAACGAGCATGAACCTTGAAGCCTTACCAAAATATTACTCCCCAAAATCTCCAAAATTGAGCGATGACGCACCGGCGACAGGCTCAGGTGGTTTAACGATTACGGATGTGATGGCTGCGCAGGGGATGGTGCAGTCGAAAGCACCGCTTGGGTTTGCCTTATTCCTGGCAAAAGTTGGTGTTCAGGATCCTCAATTTGCGATTGAAGGTCTGCTCAATTACGCGATGGCACTGGATAACCCGACATTGAACAAATTGAGTGAAGAAACCCGGTTACAGATCATCCCTTACCTTGTGAATTTTGCCTTTGCTGATTATTCCAGGTCTGCGGCAAGTAAGGCTCGCTGTGAGCATTGTGCTGGTACTGGATCTCATAATGTATTGCGCGAAGTGGTGAAACACTCCAGAAGCGGGGAATCTGTTATCAAGGAAGAGTGGGTGAAGGAACTATGTCAGCATTGTCATGGTAAGGGAGAAGTCAGCACCGCGTGCAGAGGGTGTAAGGGTAAAGGTATTGTCCTGGATGAAAAAAGGACCCGGCTTCATGGCACGCCTGTTTATAAGATTTGTGGGCGTTGCAATGGAAATCGGTTTAGCCGTTTACCAACCACACTGGCGCGGCATCATGTCCAGAAGCTGGTACCAGACCTGACGGATTATCAGTGGTACAAAGGATATGCAGATGTCATTGATAAACTGGTGACAAAGTGCTGGCAGGAAGAAGCATATGCTGAGGCGCAATTAAGAAAAGTGACGAGATAAATGATTTTCGCCGAAGATGGCGACATGATTCTTGCATTTTTCAAAAAATTTGGTTAGAATTCTCCTAACGATGGGCTTTGTGTGTCTACCGTTGATAATCTTCAAGAAACCGCCACCGAGCGGTTTTTTATTGATGTCAATTGTGTTTTTAAGGCTCTCCTTCCTTAAAGTGTGTTGTACAAAAAACTGGCAGCCAGCTACGCTCATTTTGAAAAAGTGACACCCTTCAATGTTTCTTTTGAATGGAATTGCTACCCATAAATCTCTATCAAAAACAGGAGAGCATATATGGTGGAGCGTTGTTCTGTTTGTGAGCAGTCATTAAGTTATTCACGAGAAGTTGAACAAGATGGCGTTGAATATAAATCTTGCCCAAAATGTTCTGCTGATGCCGGAGTGCACGTTTTTTATAAAACAATAGACTTTGGTTATAGGGATATGGGAGACGGAAGGCATATCGTTCAGTCATGGTGTCCGGCTTGTCGTTCTGGTGAAAAACCTTCTATACCACCAGCATTTAAATGTTGTTAACTCAATGAATTATAAAAAGAGGCTGCCTGTGGGCGGCCTTTTTTGTGCACTACGCAACTTTTGCGACTCAGCGCTATAACCAGCTTCTTTCCCTTCACTCGTTGCACTTCCGATAACCGGAGGTGGGAATTATGAAAATGCATAACGATCCTCATTCCTGGTCTGACTTACTTGAATTGTTACAGAGCTGGTGGCGTGGAGACACACCGCTGGGCGCAGTAATTATGTCGATCGTTATGGCTGGCTTGCGCATTGCCTATTTTGGCGGTGGTGGTGGCTGGAAGCGAAAAACGCTCGAGATTTTGCTCTGCGGCGCTCTGACGCTGACTTTTGCATCCGCTCTTGAGTATGTCGGATGGCCTAAATCGCTTTCTGTTGCCATTGGTGGTGGTGTTGGGTTGATCGGTGTCGATGCTATTCGTGGGGCTGCAATGAGAGTAATCGGTAACAAGTTTGGTGGCTCTAAGGAGTAATTTATGCAGGTACTAAATTCCCAGCGTAAAGCTTTCCTGGATATGGTTGCATGGTCAGAAGGAACGGATAACGGGCGACAACCGACACGTAACCACGGTTATGATGTTATTGTCGGTGGTGAAATGTTTACTGATTACTCCGATCACCCTCGCAAACTTGTCACGCTAAACCCCAAACTCAAATCAACAGCTGCCGGACGTTACCAGCTTCTTTCCCGTTGGTGGGATGCCTACCGTAATCAGCTTGGCCTGAAAGACTTCTCTCCCAAAAGTCAGGACGCTGTGGCATTGCAACAGATTAAAGAGCGTGGCGCTTTGCCGATGATTGATCGCGGTGATATCCGTCAGGCAATCGACCGTTGCAGCAATATCTGGGCTTCATTGCCGGGTGCTGGTTACGGTCAGTATGAACATAAAATCGGTGATCTGATTGCCCGGTTTAAAGAGGCTGGTGGGGTGGTAAATGAAGTTGAGCTATAAGTTGGTTATCGCTGCATTCTTCTTTACTGTCATTGGTTCTTTCATCTGGTCTGCCAACCACTACTACAGCAAATATCAGCACGAAAAGAAACGTGCTGATGAGGCTGTACAAAATGCCAAATCGGCAACTGTCATTACCAATAACGTCCTGCAATCACTGCAAATCGTCAATACAGTTCTGGAGGCTAACCAGCATGCAAAACAGCAGATCACACTGGAGTCACAGAGAACCCAGGAAGATATCAAAGTGGCTGTTGCGGATGATGATTGTGCTTCACGTCCTGTGCCTGCTGTCGCTGCTGACCGGTTGCGGAAATTCGCGAACGGTTTACGTGAGCGCTCCGGTGGCACCACTGCCAGCCAGCCTGACTTCTGATACTCCTGTACCGTTTATACCCAATCCGCTGACGTATGGTGCCAGTCTGGAGTTGAATGTGAGTCTGTTGTCAGCGTTGGGACAATGCAATATTGACAAAGCGGGGATTAGAAAGATAGAGGCGAGCCGGTCAGGTAGAAATGAATCAGACTCAAAGTGAAGCGGAAAAGGTATGTGGCACAAACTGATGCTACCATAATTACAGCCTGATGACTTGTGGAATGAAACATGTTGAACCTCCTTAATTGATGTTATTCGAGTGAGGAAGGCATTCTGTCCTTCTATAGTGTCAAGTAAATCACACGGGAAACTTGCCTCACGCGTGAGACAAGCCTCTCCCATCAGTGAGTTGTATTGATCTCGACTCTTCAAAGAATTCATTACTGGGTAGATGAAAATAGTTTCACGACGAATGGAGGAGACTATGTCGGTGGCTTCTTCATTGGAGTACATATGCTCCCTCGAACCTCAAAAGCATGCCGAGTTCGCGGCTGCCGCCATACCACGACTGACCCGTGTTGAAGCTCCGTAATTGATGTTATTCGAGTGAGGAAGGCATTCTGCCCCCCTATACTGTCCAGTAAATCAAACAGGAGGCTTGCCTCACGCGTGAGGCAAGCCTCTCCCATCAGTGAGTTGTATTGATCTCGACTCTTCAAAGAATTCATTACTGGGTAGATGAAAATAGTTTCACGACGAATGGAGGAGGCTATGTCGGTAGCTTCTTCATTGGAGTACATATGCCACCACGAACCCCAAAAGCCTGCCGAGTTCGCGGCTGCCGCCATACCACGACTGACCCGTCAGGTTATTGCGAAAGCCACAAAAGCGAGGGCTGGAAGCAATACAAGCCAGGCCAGTCCCGACACCAGCGCGGTTATGGTTCGAAATGGGATGTTATCCGGGGGCGTGTACTAAAGCGTGACAAAGGCCTGTGTCAGTTGTGTTTGCGTGCCGGTGTGGTGCGCGAGGCGAAAACCGTTGACCACATCATCCCTAAAGCGCATGGCGGCACTGATGCCGACAGCAATCTGCAGAGCCTGTGCTGGCCGTGTCATAAGGCGAAGACGGCCCGTGAACGGCTGAAGTAAGAACCAGTTCCCACTGCCAGAGGGGAGGGGCGGGTCAAATCCCTGTGACCTGACGTCTTCCGGACTGCCCGCCCCATCGTTTTTTTATACCCGCGAAAAATGAAATTTAACCAGGAGTGCCGCATATGGCTGGAACGGCGGGGCGTTCCGGGCGTCGCCCCAAGCCAACGGCGCGCAAGGCGCTGGCCGGAAACCCCGGCAAGCGAGCCCTGAACAAAGATGAACCTGTTTTTACGCCCATCAAAGGTGTTGAGCCACCAGAGTGGTTCGCTGAAGAAGATCTCCCTCTCGCCACGATCATGTGGCAACTGACAACCAAAGAACTCTGCGGTCAGGGCCTGCTGTGCGTGACTGACCTGGCGGTACTTGAGCGGTGGTGCGTGGCCTACGAGTTCTGGCGACGTGCCGTGAAAAATATTGCCATACAGGGCAACACCATCACCGGTGCAATGGGCGGCAGGGTCAAAAATCCGGAGCTGACCGCCAAAAAAGAACAGGAGTCCGAGATGAGCAGCACGGGGGCAATGCTCGGACTCGACCCCAGCAGCCGCCAGCGTCTGATTGGCCTGGCGGGGCAGAAGAAAGCCACTAACCCGTTTCTGAAAATTATCGAATCATGAGCCGGAAATCTTACCCCAACGTAAATGCTGCAAATCAGTATGCCCGGGATGTCGTGCGCGGAAAGATTGTGGCCTGCCAGTTTGTGATTCAGGCCTGCCAGCGCCATCTTGATGACCTGATGGCGGAAAAAAGTAAGTCGTTTCGTTACCGCTTCGACAAGGACCTGGCTGAACGGGCCGCCAAATTTATTCAGCTGTTGCCGCACACCAAGGGTGAGTGGGCATTTAAGAGGATGCCCATCACGCTGGAGCCGTGGCAGCTCTTTGTGATCTGCTGCGCGTTTGGCTGGGTCAATAAAGGCTCCCGGCTGCGCCGCTTCCGTGAGGTGTATACCGAAATCCCCCGTAAGAACGGCAAATCGGCAATCTCTGCCGGTGTCGCCCTGTATTGTTTTGCCTGTGATAACGAGTTCGGCGCGGAAGTGTATTCCGGTGCCACGACGGAGAAACAGGCATGGGAAGTCTTTCGTCCGGCAAGACTGATGTGTAAACGCACACCCATGCTGACGGAAGCGTTCGGGATTGAGGTTAACGCCTCAAACATGAACCGTCCGGAGGATGGTGCGCGTTTTGAACCGCTGATCGGTAACCCCGGTGATGGTTCATCACCCCACTGTGCGGTGGTGGATGAATATCACGAGCACGCCACAGATGCGCTTTACACCACGATGCTTACCGGGATGGGGGCGCGACGTCAGCCACTGATGTGGGCTATCACTACCGCCGGGTACAACATTGAGGGGCCGTGCTACGACAAACGGCGGGAAGTCATCGAGATGCTCAACGGCTCGGTGCCTAACGATGAACTGTTCGGGATCATCTATACCGTTGATGAAGGTGACGACTGGACCGACCCGCAGGTGCTGGAAAAAGCCAATCCAAATATTGGCGTGTCGGTTTATCGCGAATTTTTGTTAAGTCAGCAGCAGCGTGCGAAAAATAACGCCCGTCTGGCAAACGTCTTTAAAACAAAACACCTCAATATCTGGGTGTCGGCGCGTTCGGCGTATTTCAACCTGGTGAGCTGGCAGAGCTGCGAGGATAAATCACTGACCCTTGAGCAGTTCGAGGGGCAGCCGTGCATTCTGGCCTTTGACCTGGCGCGTAAGCTGGATATGAACAGCATGGCGCGACTTTATACCCGCGAGATTGACGGTAAAACGCATTACTACAGTGTGGCCCCGCGTTTCTGGGTACCGTATGACACGGTGTACAGCGTCGAGAAAAATGAAGATCGCCGGACAGCCGAACGCTTTCAGAAATGGGTGGAAATGGGCGTTCTGACCGTTACCGATGGTGCGGAGGTGGATTATCGCTACATCCTCGAGGAGGCCAAAGCGGCGAACAAAATCAGCCCGGTCAGTGAGTCACCCATCGACCCCTTTGGGGCGACCGGGTTGTCACATGACCTTGCTGATGAAGACCTGAACCCCATCACTATCATTCAGAACTACACCAACATGTCCGATCCGATGAAAGAGCTGGAAGCGGCAATTGAATCGGGGCGCTTTCATCATGATGGCAATCCCATCATGACCTGGTGTATCGGCAACGTGGTCGGCAAAACCATTCCGGGTAACGATGATGTGGTGAAGCCCGTCAAAGAGCAGGCGGAAAACAAAATCGATGGTGCAGTTGCGCTGATTATGGCGGTTGGCAGAGCCATGCTGTACGAGAAAGAAGACACGCTGTCTGACCACATTGAGTCCTATGGGATCCGCTCGCTTTAAGTGAGGTAATTATGATCATGCTGATTCTCGCGCCTCTGGTGGGCGTGCTGGGGGCGCTTTTGCTGGCGTATGGTGCCTGGCTGATTTATCCCCCGGCGGGGTTTGTTGTTGCCGGGGCGTTGTGCCTGTTCTGGTCGTGGCTGGTGGCGCGATATCTCGACCGTACACAGTCGTCTGTCGGCGGAGGTAAATAGTGTTCTTTTCGGGATTATTTCAACGAAAAAGTGACGCACCGGTGACCACGCCAGCAGAGCTGGCGGATGCTATCGGGTTGTCCTACGACACCTATACCGGAAAGCAGATCAGCAGCCAGCGGGCCATGCGACTGACGGCGGTTTTTTCCTGCGTCAGGGTGCTGGCAGAGTCGGTCGGGATGTTGCCCTGCAATCTGTATCACCTGAACGGCAGCCTGAAACAGAGAGCCACCGGCGAGCGTCTGCATAAGCTGATCTCCACGCATCCCAATGGCTATATGACGCCGCAGGAGTTCTGGGAGCTGGTGGTCACCTGTCTGTGCCTGCGGGGAAACTTTTACGCCTACAAAGTGAAAGCATTTGGCGAAGTGGCTGAACTGCTGCCCGTCGATCCCGGCTGTGTGGTACCGAAGCTTAACAGTAGCTGGGAGCCGGTCTATCAGGTCACATTCCCGGACGGCTCCACGGATGTACTGAGCCAGGAAGATATCTGGCATGTGCGCACGCTGACGCTGGACGGTCTGGTGGGGCTGAATCCCATCGCCTATGCCCGCGAGGCAATATCGCTGGCAGCGGCGACCGAAGAGCACGGGGCCAGACTGTTCAGCAATGGTGCGGTGACGTCCGGTGTGTTGCGTACAGAGCAGACGCTGTCGGATCAGGCTTATGAGCGCCTGAAGAAAGATTTTGAGGAGCGTCACACCGGGCTTGGCAATGCTCACCGCCCGATGATCCTTGAGATGGGGCTGGACTGGAAGTCGATGGCGCTGAACGCCGAGGACAGCCAGTTCCTGGAAACCCGCAAGTTTCAGCTTGAAGAAATCTGTCGTCTGTTCCGGGTGCCGTTGCACATGGTGCAGAACACCGATCGCGCCACCTTCAACAATATCGAAGAGCTGGGGCTGGGATTTATCAACTATTCACTGGTGCCGTATCTGACCCGCATCGAACAGCGGATCAACACCGGACTGGTACGAAAAAGTAAGCAGAGCGTTTATTACGCCAAATTTAACGCCGGGGCGTTACTGCGCGGGGATATGAAGTCCCGTTTTGAAGCCTACGCCACCGGGATCAACTGGGGAATTTACTCTCCCAATGACTGCCGCGACCTGGAAGATATGAATCCGCGTCCCGGTGGTGATGTCTATCTCACACCGATGAACATGACCACGAAACCCTCCGATGGCAGTAAAGCCGGTAAGCAGAAGGATAACGCCAATGCAGACGAAACAACGTCTTGATGTACCGCTGAGTCTGAAATCTGTCAGTGACTCCGGTGAGTTTGAAGGGTATGGCTCCGTCTTTGGTGTAAAGGACAGCCACGATGATGTGGTGATGTCCGGGGCATTTGCTGCTTCCCTGCGGGCGTGGAGTGACAGAAAAGCGTTACCTGCGCTGCTCTGGCAGCACCGCATGGATGAGCCCATCGGTGTTTACACCGAAATGAAGGAAGACGATGTCGGGCTTTACGTCAGGGGGCGGTTGCTCATTGATGATGATCCCCTGGCAAAACGCGCACATGCACACATGAAGGCCGGTTCGTTAACCGGCCTTTCTATTGGGTACGTCCTGAAGGACTGGGAATACGACCGGACGAAAGAAGCCTTTCTGCTGAAAGAAATCGACCTCTGGGAAGTCAGTCTGGTGACGTTCCCGTCTAACGACGAGGCGCGGATCAGCGACGTCAAGAACGCACTGGCCCGCGGGGAAATCCCCGAACAGAAAAAAATCGAAAGAGTCCTGCGTGATGTCGGACTCTCCCGTACCCAGGCCAAAGCATTCATGGCCGGGGGCTATGGCGCACTGTCCCTGCGCGACGCTGAGGATGTGGGCTCTGCACTGAATGCACTGAAAAATCTGAACTTCTAATCAGGAGAAATACGATGGCGGTTGATATTAAAGATGTCGAACAGGTCGCGCAGGAGCTGCAGCAGAAGTTTGACGACTTCAAAGCAAAGAACGACAAGCGCGTGGATGCGATTGAGCAGGAAAAAGGCAAGCTTGCCGGGCAGGTGGAAACCCTGAACGGGAAACTCAGCGAGCTGGAAAACCTCAAAAGCGATCTTGAAAAAGAGCTGCTTGAGCTGAAACGTCCGGCAGGTGGTGCGCAAAATAAACTGGCCACCGAGCATAAAGAAGCGTTTGTGGGCTTCCTGCGTAAAGGCCGTGAAGATGGTCTGCGCGATCTGGAGCGCAAGGCATTACAGGTGGGCACCGATGAAGACGGCGGCTATGCCGTGCCGGAAGCACTGGATCGCAACATTCTCACCCTGCTGAAAGATGAAGTGGTGATGCGCCAGGAAGCCACGGTGATCACCGTTGGTGGTTCCGACTATAAAAAACTGGTGAATCTGGGCGGCACGGCTTCCGGATGGGTTGGCGAGACTGACGCGCGCTCCCAGACTGCCACCTCAAAACTGGGCCTGATTGAACCTTTCATGGGGGAAATCTACGGTAACCCGCAGGCCACCCAGAAAATGCTGGATGATGCCTTTTTCAACGTGGAAGCATGGATCAACAGCGAGCTGGCAACCGAATTTGCCGAACAGGAAGAAATTGCCTTTACCACCGGCGATGGTACCAAGAAGCCGAAAGGGTTCCTGGCGTATGAATCCACGGATGAAACCGATAAGGTCCGGGCGTTCGGCAAACTTCAGCATATTGTATCCGGCGACGCGACGGCGGTGACCGCAGACGCCATTATCAAACTGATTTACACGCTGCGTAAGGCACACCGCACAGGCGCGAAGTTCATGATGAACAACAACAGCCTGTTTGCCATCCGTCTGCTGAAAGACAGCGAGGGTAACTATCTGTGGCGTCCGGGGCTGGAGCTGGGGCAGCCGTCCTCTCTGGCGGGTTACGGTATCGCTGAAAACGAACAGATGCCGGATATCGCCGCTGATGCGAAAGCCATTGCATTTGGTAACTTCAAACGGGGTTACACCATCGTTGACCGTATCGGCACCCGCATTCTGCGCGACCCGTACACCAATAAACCGTTTGTCGGTTTTTATACCACCAAACGCACCGGCGGCATGCTGGTCGATTCGCAGGCCATCAAACTGCTGAAGATTGCAGTGGCGTAATCACTCAGGGGCGCGGAACCGCGCCCCTGTTCTGACGGGTGAAGAATTATGATCCTGAAACAAGATCTGAAATGGTCACCGGACGGTATGCGTGTTGAGGTCATTCGGGCCGGTGAGTATGACGACGGGGCGCTTCCTGCCCGGGTGCAGGAGATTGCACTTCAGGCCGGGGTAGTAGAGCGCGGAACCAGTGCAAAAAGCAGTAAAGCGACAAAAGAGAAAAAAGCCACGACCAGTAAAGAGGGCTGAGTATGCTTCTGACAATGGAAGAGATTAAAGCCCAACTCCGGCTGGATGAGGATTTCGATGCTGATGACCGCCATCTGCAACTGCTGGCCTGTGCGGCGCAAAAGCGGACGGAAACGTATCTGAACCGGAAGCTCTATGCACCGGATGAAACCATTCCGGAGAGCGATCCGGACGGGCTGCACCTGCCGGATGATATTCGTCTGGGGATGCTGATGCTTATCAGCCATTTTTACGAAAACCGCTCGTCGGTTACGGAAGTGGAGAAACTCGACATGCCGCAGAGTTTTGGCTGGCTTGTCGGCCCGTACAGGTACTTTCCGCAATGAAAATTCGTCAGGCGCAGACCAGCGCAACCTACATTCTGCCGGACCCCGGTGAACTGAATAAACACGTCCTGATCCGCCTGCGGGTGGATATGCCCGCGGATAACTTTGGCGTGGAGCCTCAATACCCGGTTACGTTCCGGACATGGGCGAAGGTTATCCAGACCAGTGCCACCACCTGGCAGGAAACCGCGCAGACCGGGGACGCCATCACCCATTACATCACCATTCGTTACCGCCGGGGGATCACCGCTGATTATGAGGTGGTCTGCGGTGACAGTGTGTACCGGGTGAAACGTCAGCGTGATCTGAACGGGGCGCGGCGCTTTCTGCTGCTGGAGTGTACGGAGCTGGGCGAATGTAGGCAGAGTCACGGAGGCAGCAATGGCGACTCCCTTTTTTCACGTTGATGTTCAGCAGCCCGCCGAGATGCGCTTTAACCGCGCCCGTGTCCGGCGGGCGTTTGTCACGATTGGGCAGCGTCATATGCGTGATGCCCGTCGGCTGGTGATGCGCCGTGCGCGGTCGGCACCGGGTGAAAACCCCGGTTATCAGACCGGACGCCTGGCTCGTTCGATTGGTTATATGGTGCCGAGAGCCAGTAAAAAGCGAGCCGGTTTTATGACACGCATTGCCCCTAACCAGCGCAACGGGAAGGGGAACCGGATGATCTCTGGTGACTTCTATCCGGCGTTTCTGTTTTTTGGTGTCCGGGGAGGAGCAAAACGTCGTCGTAGTCATCATCGTGGTGCATCCGGTGGCAGCGGCTGGCGACTGGCTCCACGTAATAACTTCATGGTGGAAACGCTTGAAAAGAACCGCAGCTGGACACGCTATTTTCTGGCGCGGGAATTGCGTAAATCACTGAAGCCGGAGCGACGACACAGATGAAACTGACGCCTGTTATTGCTGCGCTGCGTGCCCGCTGCCCGTATTTTGAAAACCGGGTGGCAGGCGCGGCACAGTTCAAAAATCTGCCGGAGGTCGGAAAGCTGAGACTCCCGGCGGCGTATGTGGTACCGGGTGATGACTCTCCGGGAGAAAACAAAAGCCAGACCGACTACTGGCAGGAGTTGAAAGAGGGCTTCTCCGTGGTTGTCATACTGAGTAACGGGCGTGATGAGCGCGGTCAGTTTGCCTCGTATGATGTGGTGGACGATGTCCGGCAGATGCTCTTTAAGGCTCTGCTGGGCTGGAACCCGGAAGCGTGTGGTAACCCGATTACCTATGACGGCGGCACGCTGCTGGATCTGAATCGTCATGAGCTGATTTATCAGTTCGATTTTTCGGTCATCAGCGAGCTGACCGAAGACGATACCCGCCAGCAGGATGACCTGAACAGTCTGGATGAACTGCGAACGCTGGCGATTGATGTTGATTATCTCGATCCCGGTAACGGGCCTGACGGCGATATCGAACATCACACCGAAATACCCCTTCCTTCCTGAGGATCATCATGTTTGTGAAACCTGTTAAAGGGCGGTCAGTGCCTGACCCTGCCCGCGGCGACCTTTTGCCCGCCGAAGGGCGAAATGTTGATGAGAACAACTACTGGCTGCGCCGTGAAGCAGCGGGTGATATCCGGCGCGTGAATAAAAAGGTGAACACCGATGACGATAAGCTTTAACACCATTCCGTCGAATACGCTGGTTCCGCTGTTTTATGCGGAAATGGATAACCAGGCTGCGAATACTGCACAGGACAGCGGAGCATCGCTGCTGATTGGTCATGCCAATAACGGTGCAGAGATTGTTGCCAACAGTCTGGTGCTGATGCCGTCGGCAGACTATGCACGCCAGATTTGTGGTGCGGGAAGTCAGCTGGCGCGTATGGTCGAGGCTTATCGCCAGACCGACCCGTTTGGTGAGCTGTATGTGATTGCCGTTCCGGAAGCCACAGGCGCGGCGGCAACGGTTACGCTGACGGTGACCGGGGCGGCAACCGAAAGCGGCACGGTGAATGTCTATGTGGGACGTACCCGTGTGCAGGCTTCGGTGACCAACGGCGATAACGTCACGACGATTGCCAGCAGTATCCAGGATGCCATCAATGCCGTTCCGACCCTGCCGTTTACGGCCTCATCTTCGGCAGGCGTGGTCACACTGACCGCGCGTCATAAGGGGCTTTGCGGGAATGAAATTCCTGTCAGCCTCAATTACTACGGCTTTGGTGGGGGCGAAGTGCTGCCTGCGGGCGTACAGATTGCCGTGGCGACGGGGACCGCCGGAACGGGCTCTCCTGTTCTCACTGGCGCGGTGGCTGCAATGGCGGATGAGCCGTTTGATTATATCGGCCTGCCGTTCAACGACACGGCCTCCGTTAACACGCTGGTGACCGAGATGAACGATACCAGCGGTCGCTGGAGCTATGCGCGTCAGCTGTATGGTCATGTGTATACGGCAAAGATCGGCACGCTGTCAGAACTGGTGACCGCAGGTGACCAGTTTAACCAGCAGCACATTACCCTGGCGGGGTATGAAAAAGACACCCAGACGCCTGCCGATGAGCTGGCGGCAAGCCGTACCGCCCGCGCAGCGGTGTTTATTCGCAACGATCCGGCACGTCCCACGCAGACCGGTGAGCTGGTGGGTATGCTGCCTGCGCCGAAGGGGAAACGGTTCACGATGACCGAACAACAGACCCTGCTGTCTCATGGCGTGGCAACGGCGTATGTCGAAAGCGGGGTACTGCGCATTCAGCGTGATGTCACCACGTACAGGAAAAACGCTTACGGGGTTGCGGATAACAGCTACCTCGACAGCGAGACGCTGCATACCAGCGCGTATGTACTGCGCAAACTGAAATCCGTCATTACCAGTAAGTACGGGCGTCACAAGCTTGCCAGTGACGGTACCCGCTTTGGTCCCGGTCAGGCGATTGTCACCCCGGCGGTGATCAAAGGGGAACTGCTGGCAACCTACCGTCAGCTTGAGCGAGCGGGGATCGTGGAAAACTACGAACTGTTTAAGCAGTACCTGGTTGTGGAGCGTGATGCCAGCGATCCGAACCGCCTGAACACGCTGTTCCCGCCTGACTATGTTAACCAGTTGCGTGTTTTTGCCGTGGTTAACCAGTTCCGTCTTCAGTATTCAGAGGAGTCTGCATAATGGCCCGTATCGGGGGAACCTGTTATTTCAAAATTGACGGTCAGCAGCTATCGCTGACCGGCGGCATTGAGGTGCCCATGAACAGGACGGTCAATGATGACATCATCGGCCTGGACGGTTCAGTGGACCGCAAGGAAACTCACCGTGCGCCTTATGTCAAAGGGACCTTCAAGGTGCCGAAGAATTTTCCGGTGAGCAAAATCACCTCGTCTGATGAGATGACCATCACTGCCGAGCTGGCGAACGGTCAGGTCTATGTATTGTCGTCTGCCTGGCTGCACGGCGAAGCGAACCATAATGCCGAAGAAGGCACGGTTGATCTTGAGTTCCACGGTGAAGAAGGGGATTACCAGTGATTGAGCTTGTACTTAAAAAACCGATCATCGCCCACAAAGAAACACTGCATGTGCTGGAAATACGTGAGCCTACGTATGACGAGATTGAGGCGCTGGGGTTCCCTTTCTCTGTTTCGCCTGATGGTGGTATGAAAATGGACAGTCAGGTGGCGCTGAAATATATCCCGCTTCTGGCCGGGATCCCGCGCTCGTCTGCAGCGCAGATGACGAAGCTGGATATTTTCAAGGCAGGCATGATTGTAATGCGTTTTTTTACCGGCTTGGAGACGGAAGAGAGCTCCGGAAGCGATTCTACAATGTCGCGTGGTTCTGGAAATTAAACCCCCTTGAACTTCGCCGGACGGCTATTTCCCACTTTGCTGATCTGGAGGCAGAGGCTGTCCGTATAAATGAGGAGATGAAGCATGGCTGATAATTTTCAGCTGAAAGCCATCATCACCGCTGTTGACAGGCTGTCCGGCCCGCTTAAAGGTATGCAGCGTCAGCTTAAGGGATTTCAGAAAGAAGTCTCCAGCCTTGCTCTGGGCGCTGCCGGGGCGGGTACTGCAATAATGGGGGCACTGGCACTCCCTGTAAAATCAGCCATCACCCTTGAATCGAAGATGGCTGATGTCCGCAAAGTGGTGGACGGTCTGGATACGCCGGATGCGTTTAAGGCCATGACGGAGCAGGTACGCGCTTTGTCTACTGAGCTTCCCATGTCTGCAGACGGGATCGCGGAAATTGTGGCGGCTGGCGGTCAGGCCGGGATTGCACGTGATGAACTGATGCAGTTTGCCACTGATGCGGTGAAGATGGGCGTGGCCTTTGATACCACGGCTGAAGAGTCCGGGCAGATGATGGCCCAGTGGCGTACTGCGTTTAATATGACGCAGGATGAAGTGGCCGGGCTGGCTGACAAAATCAACTACCTTGGTAATACCGGCCCGGCGAACGCGAAGAAAATCTCCGATATTGTTACGCGTATTGGTCCTTTAGGTGGTGTTGCAGGTGTGGCTTCCGGCGAAATCGCGGCAATGGGGGCAACCATTGCCGGGATGGGCGTGGAGTCAGAAATTGCCGCCACAGGGATCAAGAACTTCATGCTTTCCCTGACCGCGGGAAATTCTGCGACAAAATCGCAGAAACAGGCATTGCGTTTTCTGCGGATCAATCCGAAGAAATTAGCTGCTGATATGCAGAAAGATGCCCGGGGCACCATGCTGTCTGTACTGGATGCGATGGCTAAAGTGCCTAAAGAAAAACAGGCAGCTGTGCTGAATGCCCTGTTCGGGAAAGAGTCTCTGGGCGCGATAGCACCTCTGCTGACTAACCTTGATTTGTTGCGTACCAACTTCAGGCGGGTTGCGGATTCCCAGCAGTATGGCAGTTCGATGCAGAAGGAATATGCTTCGAGGGCAGCGACGACGGAAAACCAGCTTTTACTTCTGCAAAATCAACTTGATGCCATTTCTTCCACGCTGGGGGAAACGTTTCTTCCTGAGGTTAATGATGGTCTTGAAGCGGTAAAACCGCTCCTTGAGGAAGTGAGAACGTTTGTTCGTGAAAACCCGGAGCTCGTTAAGACCATTGCTAAAATCGGTCTGGCCTTACTGACGGTGGGAGCCGCTGCAGGCTCTTTGTCCAGAATTATGAAAGTTCTCGGCGGTGTGATGAATATGACGCCTGCTAAGGGGTTGATTGCTCTTCTGGTTGGTGGCGCTTACCTCATTATTGATAACTGGGAAACCGTAGGTCCTGTCATAAAAAAAGTCTGGCACGTGGTGGATGAAACGGCGCAGGCGATGGGGGGATGGGAAACTGTTCTGAAAGCGATTGCCCTGTTTATGGCAACCAAATGGGTTGCTGACGTTACCAAATCCATTACCGCAGTGACCAGAGAGATGCGTACGCTGGGGAAGGTATCGGCAGAAACGGGATTGATGGGGAAAGGCCGCGGCTTTATCGGGAAGGCCGGGGTATATGGTTTTCTGGGAACCCTGATGTATGAGCCGGTTAAAGATACTCTGGAAAGTGTTATTCCTGAAGATACGGTTAACTGGCTGGATAATAAAGGGCTGTTTCTGGCTTCAGACTGGACGCCTTTTTTTGATCGTAAAGAGTACGAGCAGTATCAGGCCAGCCTGAGTCAGTACAAACCCAATGTTCCGCTGTTGAATCCATCTTCTTCCATGACACAGCACAGCGAGCTGAAAGTCACGTTCGAGAATGCTCCGCCAGGTATGAAGATAATTGATGTACCGGGCAAAGCCGATCCCCTGATGAAAATCACGCACGATGTGGGGTATTCTCCATTCAGACGATAATATAACTACTTTAATCAAGTAGGGTTATTGAGTGGTAAAGTTTGTGCTGAATGTAGGAGAGAATATGAAGAAAATGTTTATATTGTTGTTGGCTGTAGGACTGCCATTAAACTCCTTTGCGAAGCCAGTAACGGAAAAGCAGCTTGCTACATACTTTATAGATAACGTTAAAACTTCAGCGGATAAGAATATAGATCTAGATGTAGAGGGAATAAATAAACTGTCTGTAATATGCCCAGCAAAGTCGGCAAGTGGAACTCTTTTAATAAAAAAAGCATCCTACGAGTTTAATAAAAGCATTGGTGCTTTTGATTTTGAAAATAACTCACAATCTGCGCCATTGACTTTTATTGTACCAATTAGTGAGGATGAAAATAACTTTGACTCGGAAATTATTGGTTTCTCTTTTGCATTTAAAATGCCAAGAGGGCAATTCTTTGTTGATGTTACGAAAACAGGGAAGGTAAAGGCTGGCGTAAATATTAGTGGTGAAAGCGGAATTACTTATTCATCATGTAGAATAGATACTCATAATGTTGATTATGATCGTTAATTTTATTACCTAATAAAAAACCGCGTTTACACGCGGTTTTTATTTGAGGTGACGCCATGGATTTTTCTCATATTTCTTCGTACCTATCCTCTGATTCTCGAAGTGGCTGGCGTGAAAAGCTACTTGAAGCATCATTTCGAGGTGTGCCGTTTAAGGTTGAAGAAGAAAGTGCGGGAACCGGTCGTCGTGTGGAAACACATGAATACCCGAACCGCGACAAGCCCTATACCGAAGATCTGGGAAAAGTCACTTTCCGCCCGTCCATCACAGCTTATGTGGTGGGAGATGACTGCTTTGACCAGCGCGATCGCCTGATTGAAGCGCTGAATAAACCCGGTCCCGGCACGCTTGTCCACCCGACATATGGTGAGCTGAAAGTCTGTGTTGACGGGGAAGTTCGGGTCAGCACATCGAAAAGTGAAGGGCGTATTGTCCGCTTTGACCTGAAGTTTGTCGAAGCAGGAGAACTCTCTTACCCCACATCAGGTACGGCGACGGCGCAGACGCTGATGTCATCCTGTTCTGCACTGGATGACTGCATCAGTGACAGCTTCAGCGGTTTCAGTATCGATGGTGTGGCGGATTTCGTGCAGAACGACGTTATCGGTAATGCCAGCATAATGCTGGGGTATGTTTCTGATGCGATGAAAGTGGTGGATTCTGCCGTATCGGATGCCGCCAGGCTGTTGCAGGGGGATATCTCGGTACTTCTGCCGCCGCCATCGTCAGGCAAAAATTTCGTTGAGCAGGTGCAGAAAATGTGGCGTACCGGGAAACGCCTTTATGGTAACGCCAGCGACCTGGTCACCATGATCAAAACGCTTTCCGGTGTCAGCCTCGGCAGCGATCTGCAACCGCGCGGCGTCTGGAAAACGGACAGTAAAACCACCGCCACGGCTACGCAGCAGCGTAACGTGGTTGCCAGCACCCTTCGTACGACCGCAATCAGCGAAGCGGCGTATGCCGTCACCCGATTGCCTGCGCCAACAACTTCCGCGGTGATGCAGAATGCCGCAGTGGGGCAGGCAACAACACCTGCGCAGAGCACTGGCTGGACTTCCGTCACGCATCCGGCACTGAACAATGCACCGGCGGTGAAAAACACAGTTGACCTGCCGACGTGGGAAGAACTGACTGACATTCGCGACACACTGAATACGGCAATTGATAAGGAGTTGTCCCGTACAACCAGTGATGCGCTGTTTCTGGCGCTGCGCCGGGTGAAAGCAGATCTGAATGCGGATATCAACACGCGCCTTGAACAGTCTGCACGGATCATTCAGCGCACACCGGATGAGGTTTTACCCGCGCTGGTGCTGGCGGCGACCTGGTTTGATAACGCGGCGCGTGACGCGGACATTATTCGGCGTAATGCCATTACGCATCCCGGCTTTGTGCCGGTGATCCCTCTGAAGGTGCCAGTGCAATGAACGACAATGTCACGCTACGGGTAAATGGCCGGGAGTGGAATGGCTGGACATCGGTGCGCATCGGTGCCGGTATTGAACGGCTGGCGCGGGATTTCAGTGTGGAGATCACCCGCCAGTGGCCGGGAGATGAGGGTATTACCACGCTTCAGCCGCGCATTAAAAACGGTTCAAAAGTGGAGGTGCTGATTGGTGATGAGCTGGTGATCACCGGCTGGGTGGAGGCGAAGCCCGTTCGTTACGATGCCCGTTCGGTCAGCACCGGTATTGCCGGACGCAGTCTGACCGCTGACCTGATTGACTGTGCAGCCGAACCGACACAGTTTAACGGGCGATCGCTGGTACAGATTGCGCAGGCGCTTGCTGCGCCTTTCGGCATTGAGGTGGTGAACAACGGTGCGCCGTCGGGGGTTATTCCTGACGTCCAGCCTGATCACGGCGAAACGGTGATTGAGGTGATCAACAAAATACTCGGTCAGCAGCAGGCGCTGGCTTACGACGACCCGCACGGCAGGCTGGTGATTGGCGGTATTGGCTCAACGCGGGCACATACCGCGCTGGTACTTGGGGAAAACATCCTTTCCTGCGATACGGAGAAGAGTATCCGGGAGCGGTTTTCAGTTTACCAGGTGGCGGGGCAGCGTGCCGGAAACGACGATGATTTCGGTGAGGCCACCACCACCGCGCTGCGGGCCCGCACAGAGGACGCATTTATTGCCCGTTACCGTCCGATGTATATCAGGCAGACAGGGCAGGCCACGGGGGCAGGCTGTATTGCGCGTGCTGACTTTGAAGCCCGACAACGGGCGGCGCGGACGGATGAAACCACTTATGTGGTGCAGGGCTGGCGACAGGGTAACGGTACGCTGTGGCAGCCCAACCAGCGGGTGATTGTCTTCGATCCGGTCTGTGGTTTCGACAATACCGAACTGCTTGTTTCGGAAGTCACGTTTACTCAGGACCAGAACGGCACCCTGACGGAAATCCGTGTCGGCCCGCCTGATGCTTATCTGCCTGAACCCGAAGATCCCGGCGCGCGGAAAAAGAAAAAAGCCAGAGTACAGGAGGACCCGTTCTGATGAGGGCGATTGAAGCCATGCAGCGACAACTCCTCGGCCTGATTGGGCGGGCCGTGGTGAAAAGCATCAGTGCCGCCACGAAATGTCAGACCGTGGATGTGTCCCTGATTGCCGGTGAACCCAAAGCCGGGGTTGAACATCTTGAACCCTACGGTTTTACCGCAAGGGCAAACAGCGGTGCGGAAGCGGTGGTGTTGTTTCCGGATGGCGACCGTTCTCATGCGGTGGTTGTTACGGTGTCGGACCGGCGCTACCGCCTGAAAGGGCTGCAGACGGGTGAGGTGGCTGTCTATGACGATCAGGGGCAGTCCGTGACGCTGACCCGGGAGGGGATCGTGGTGGACGGTGCAGGTAAAACGATCACGTTTCGCAATTCACCTAAAGCACGTTTTGAAATGGACCTGGAAGTGACAGGACAGGTGAAAGACCTGTGCGACTCCGGCGGCACTACCATGTCAGCGATGCGGCTTGCCTATAACGGGCATCGTCACAGAGAGAACGGTCAGGGCAGTAACACCGACAAACCGGATAAAGCGATGGAGGCATGATGGAACTGTGGCTGACGGTGAACGGTAAACGCACCTGCGCCAGCGCACCGCTGGATCCGCTGACCCGCGCCGTGGTGATTTCCCTGTTTACCTGGCGGCGGGCGGAGCCTGATGACAACGCCGACGTCCCGATGGGATGGTGGGGGGATACCTGGCCTGCGGTACAGAATGACCGTTACGGCTCCCGACTGTGGCTGCTTCAGCGCAGCAAACTGACCAATCAGCTGGTGCAGACAGTAAGGGGGTATATCCGCGAATGCCTGCAATGGATGATTGATGACGGCGTGGTGTCCCGTATTGATCTGGATATCCGCCGCACCGGGATTAATGAGCTGGGTAACAGTATCACCCTCTGGCGTCGTGACGGACCGGTAATGATTTCTTTTGATGATCTGTGGAGTGCGATAACGCATGGCGGACAGTGAATTTCAGCGCCCGACGCTGGCAGAAAATATCAGTATGCTCCGTAACGATTTATTCGCCAGGCTGGACGTCAGCGACACGCTCCGGCGCATGGATGAAGACGTGCGGGCAAAGGTGTATGCGGCGGCGCTGCATACGGTTTACGGTTACATCGATTATCTGGCAATGAACATGCTGCCTGACCTGTGCGATGAGTCCTGGCTGGCGCGACATGCTGCGATGAAACGGTGTCCGCGCAAGGGGGCCACGGCTGCCAGCGGGTATATGCGCTGGGAAGGTGTCAGCGATGGCCTGAAGGTGACCGCCGGGAGCGTGATTCAGCGCGATGACCTGGTGCAGTACACGGCAACTGCTGATGCAACCAGCTCCGGTGGTGTCCTGCGCGTGCCGATCGCCTGCTCAAGTGCAGGCGCGGTCGGTAACGCTGACGACGGTACGGCATTAATCCTGGTCACGCCGGTGAATGGTCTGCCGTCTTCCGGTGTTGCAGATACCCTGACTGGCGGATTCGATACTGAAGATCTGGAAACGTGGCGCGCCCGCGTCATTGAGCGGTATTACTGGACGCCTCAGGGCGGGGCTGACGGGGACTATGTTGTCTGGGCTAAAGAAGTGCCCGGCATTACCCGCGCATGGACATACCGTCACTGGATGGGAACGGGAACTGTCGGTGTGATGATTGCCAGCAGTGACCTGATTAATCCCATTCCGGAAGAATCAACGGAAACGGCGGCAAGACAACACATTGAGCCACTGGCCCCGGTGGCAGGCTCTGATTTGTATGTATTCAGGCCGGTGGCGCATAAAGTGGATTTTCATATCCGCGTGACGCCGGACACACCGGAAATACGGGCTGCCATCACCGCCGAGTTGCGTTCGTTCCTGCTGCGTGATGGTTATCCGCAGGGAGAACTGAAGGTGTCGCGTATCAGTGAGGCGATTTCCGGTGCGAACGGGGAATACAGCCATCAGTTGCTTGCACCGGCAGACAATATCTCCATTGCAAAAAATGAACTGGCGGTACTGGGGACGATTTCATGGACGTGACAAACGATGATTACATCCGTCTGTTGTCGGCACTGTTGCCCCCCGGTCCGGCGTGGTCAGCCAGCGATCCGGCGATTGCCGGTGCGGCACCGTCATTAACCCGCATTCATCAGCGTGCGGATGCCCTGATGCGGGAGCTGGATCCGCGCACCACCACCGAACTGATAAATCGCTGGGAGCGTCTGTGCGGTCTGCCGGATGAATGTATTCCCGCAGGGACACAGACCCTTCGCCAGCGTCAGCAACGGCTGGATGCGAAGGTTAATCTGGCGGGCGGCATCAATGAGGATTTTTACCTTGCACAGCTTGCTGCCCTGGGCAGACCAGACGCCACTATCACGCGATACGATAAAAGCACGTTCACCTGCTCATCGGCCTGTACTGACGCGGTGAATGCGCCGGAATGGCGGTATTACTGGCAGATCAACATGCCAGCCGCCACCAACACCACCTGGATGACATGTGGCGATCCCTGTGATTCCGCGCTGCGTATCTGGGGTGACACCGTTGTCGAGTGTGTGCTTAACAAACTCTGCCCGTCGCATACCTACGTAATTTTTAAATATCCGGAGTAATCCATGCATCGTATAGACACGAAAACCGCGCAGAAGGATAAGTTCGGCGCGGGTAAGAACGGTTTTACCCGTGGTAACCCCCAGACTGGCACGCCTGCCACCGATCTGGATGATGACTACTTTGACATGTTGCAGGAAGAACTTTGTAGCGTTGTTGAGGCATCCGGTGCCAGTCTGGAGAAGGCGCGGCACGACCAGCTGCTTACCGCGCTTCGTGCGCTGCTGTTAAGCCGCAAGAATCCGTTTGGCGATATCAAATCGGACGGCACGGTGAAAACAGCTCTCGAAAACCTTGGTTTGGGAGAAGGTGCTCCAGCTATTGGCGTTCCGTTCTTCTGGCCGTCCGCTGCAATGCCAAATACTGTAATCGACAGCTGGTCCAGTATGGTGTTTTTGAAGTTCAACGGGGCGAAATTTTCTGCCACTGATTACCCTGTGCTGGCGAAAGTGTTTCCGGCGCTGGCATTACCTGACGCACGCGGTGATTTCATTCGTGTCTGGGATGACGGGCGAGGTGTAGACGGTGGTCGCGAATTATTAAGCTGGCAGAACGCTACAAACTTTTCTCAGTTTGCCGGGAATATAGGCGAAGGTGCGGGACACGCAATTAACTTTCATGATGGCATCGCCGGAAATCAGCCAGGATTTTCACGATTTAATTTCACCAGTAACTCTGTGGGTGATGGTGTGAATTTTGTTGCAGTCAGACCGCGAAATATTGCATTTAACTTTCTGGTGAGGGCTAAATAATGAAACCTGTTTTTGATGAAAATGGGCTGGCTACAGTGCCGGGCGATATGCGTTGTTTTTATTATGATGCTGAAACATCTGAGTATACGGGCTGGTCTGATGAATATATTAATACTGGCGTAAGTATGCCCGCCTATTCCACTGGTATTGACCTTGGCGAAAACATTCCGGGAAGAGTGGCAGTATTTACAGGTAAGGGATGGAGCCATGAAGAAGACCATCGCAATGAGACCGTTTACTCAATCGAAAATGGTGCTGCTGCTACAGTGGATTATATCGGTGCCATCAAAGACGGTTATGTCACGATTTCACCGTTAACGCCATACGATAAATGGGATGGTGAGAAATGGGTGACAGACACTGAGGCACAACACAGTGCCGCAGTAGACGCGGCAGAAGCACAGCGCCAGTCACTGATTGATGCAGCAATGGCTTCCATTAGTCTGATTCAGCTGAAATTACAGGCCGGACGGAAACTGACTCAGGCAGAAACAACCCGACTTAACGCCGTGCTGGATTACATTGACGCGGTGACGGCAACAGATACCAGCACCGCGCCGGACGTCATCTGGCCTGAACTGCCGGAGGCGTAGGCCATTCAATATCTGGAGCACTGGAGGAATCAACCAGTTCCAGTGCGTCCAGATAATCCAGCCACAAATTATATTGCGCCAGTTCCTCACCTTTCAGACGACCAATAGCCGCTTTACCAGGCCATTGTTTACTGTTCATATAATCGTTGGCCTGATTAATCAATTGCTGCTTTTCCAGTTCGGCTGCAGCAATCTGTTCCTCATGTGTTGGTGGTGGAATTTCAGACCATGCAGGAAAACCATTTTCTCCAGCGATACGGATTTTTCCTTTCGGCGGTAATCCGGAAAACTCAATATACACCTGCTCGTCAACTTCAACAGCATCATCTGGCCATGAGTCAGCTTGAGTGTAATCCTCTTTCATCTCTAACGGATAGAAAGAGTTTGTAGTCGCGGAATATATATAATTCATTTCTCATTCCATATAGCTAAATTAACAGCCTAACGCTAAAAATGAAGCGCCGAGACCTGGAGTACTGGCTCTGGATATAAATTTAACCGGGTCGGGACTAAAACCTGCACAGGCAATATAACCAACAGCCCCGCTATCTGGTGTGTAGTCTTGTGAGACCAAAACACGCAGACATCTGTTCGGAAATGCAATCGGGAAATGGGTTACCACATCCTGTGCAATGCCTGGAGCGCCGATTGAGCCCCACTGAAGAATAAAACCAGATGGTAATTTTTGATATCCAGTACCTGAAACAGAAAGCGTGAAGCTACCCATATCAGGTATCTGATTCGCCCCTGTCCCCACATTCCTTTTTGCCGCTTCTCCCAAACCAACGTTTATGAAAATGCAGAAATAGCGCGCAAATGGCATCGTTCCTGTTTTTGTCAGGAGGAGCTATCATGCTTATTGGCTATGTTCGCGTATCAACAAATGACCAGAACACCGATCTACAACGTAATGCGTTGAACTGTGCAGGATGTGAGCTGATTTTTGAAGACAAGATAAGCGGTACAAAGTCCGACAGACCAGGACTGAAAAAGCTGCTCAGGACATTATCGGCAGGTGACACGCTGGTGGTCTGGAAACTGGACCGACTGGGGCGCAGTATGCGGCATCTTGTCGTGCTGGTGGAAGAGTTGCGCGAACGTGGCGTTAATTTTCGCAGCCTGACGGATGCTATTGATACCAGCACACCAATGGGGCGCTTTTTCTTTCATGTGATGGGTGCCCTGGCTGAAATGGAGCGAGAGTTTATTGTCGAACGTACTAGGGCGGCTTTGCCGCAGCACGACAAGAAGGGAGGAACGGTGGGCGAAAGCCAAAGCTGACAGTAGAACAATGGGGGCAGGCTGGCAGGTTGATTGAATCGGGAATATATCAGCAGCAAGTCGCACTGATTTATGATCTGGATATTTCAACGGTGTATAAAAAATTCCCTGTAGCAAGTAAACCATAGCCTTACGCCACATTGATGATCGCGGATTATGCACTATTTTTAGGTCTTGTAACCCGAGGTGGGAGTTGTTTGGTTATATGTTCAAGTGATTTTTTGCCCAAGATAGTTCTTTGGACAAAACTTTCTATAGCTTCTAGCATTTGTTCGAACTCACTTTTATTCGGGCTCCAACTGCGATGTGCGGCGGCGTTTCCTGCATCAATTACTGAAGATATAACGCATGCCTCAGTGTCGCCTATGACTCCATCTTGTTTTAATTTTTCAACTTTTTCACCAAGCGGCAAACCGGGGTGAATTTGTAACAGTTCAGCAGTTCGATCAAAAATCGTCCGTAAACCGATGGACGAAAGAATGAAATGGTCAGAAGTATATGAAGAATACATTTCATTAAATATTTGAAAGAGCTGACGATCAACTGATTCAAGCTTGGATAACCATATCGGAGCTTGAAATGTTTCAGCGGCAGGATAGGTAGTGATCATATCTATAGGCGTTTCTACAAATTCACCATCACGATATTCGTGGGTAGTATGCTCACTGAAGTGTTCGTTGTGGTGATAGAAGACAGTATCACAGCCATTGCATTGGAGTAGGTGATGGTAATGGTACCCATAAACTGGATATTGGGAATCCTCCCAGCTAGTGGTTAGCTTCCCATGCACAGTGCAGTTACGTAACCCACCGCATGTAGGGCAAAGAGCCTTGAGTATTTCCTTTTTCATAAAGTCTCTGATTCTATATGTAGGTTAAGACCACTATTAGCTATACGGACCTAATAATCAATCGTGTGCAGATACAAAAAAGCCCGTATAGCGGGATTTCATGTCACTAAGGGCCGCGGCTACTTTGCGTATCTTTTTTGTCTTCTCACCGTCTGGCCGGTATTTTGCTGAGACTGCTTATTTCCAGTTTTTACTAGTGCTGTACTGGTACTGCCCAATCATGATTGGTGGGGGACGGAGTTGAGACTGCAGCCACGTCGTATGCAAGAACGCGCTGCGGTTGGCTGGTGAACTTTCGATAGTGCGAGTATTGAATGATTTCCAGCCGTTACAGATTTTACGTGTTTATTAGTGAACAAACCACTCGTCAGCAGATTCCCAGGTATCTTTCAGAGTCTCCTGAACAAAAGTTTTTGCAGAATCCTTATCTGCGGTGCGTGTAACAGAAAGGCCATCATTGCTGGTGGCTTTTACTAACACCTCAACATCGTCATAACGCTTACTGATGCGTCGGGTTAATTCTTCCTTTAACGCATCCACAGCACCGGTTGGCATTTTAGTCATTTTTTCTTTGGCTATGCAGATTTCAATACGCATAAAAGTCCCTCCATACTGTGTTTGTATACAGCATTATTTTTAACTGTATGGATAAACAGTGTCAAGAGGTCTTATTTCTGCTCCTTTGGAGCTCTTCAAAACGATTATGTAAAGATTTCGGATACAGTTCGGTATATACCTGCCATAGCACGTTTAATGAACGATGCCCTGTAACTTGGGCGACTTCCTCAATACTAAAACCAGCCTCAAATAAGCGACTTGCCCCTTCTCTACGCAAATCATGGTATCGCAGATCCTTAATACCTAATTTGCTTCTTACTCTCTGAAATCCCGCAGTAACAGAAGTGCTGTTATATGGAAAAATGAATTCCGATTTTTGGGGCTGTCGTTGGACGATATCCCAGGCTTCCCCAAGCAAGGCTACTTTCATGTGGTTACCTTCCTTTTTGCGTGGATCTTTCCTGTCTCTTACGAGTATAGATTTTTGTTCCTGGTCGAGATCTTCCCATCGTAACCGGCATACTTCTCCGATTCGCATACAGGACCATACAGAAAATTTGAGGATATCAACGAACGGAATTTTTGAGCATTTATGAGTAGATCGTTGTTGAAGGCCTGCAATGAGCATGTCCAGTTCATCAGATGCTGGTCTACGATTACGACGGTTTGATTTACCAATCAAACCAAGTTTAAGTAGATATGGGCGAGCGCTTTTCGCCGGGTTTGATGTGTAATTAATTCCGTATACAGGTTTGGCCGCATCCAGAACACTGCCAAGATAACTAACATCGTGGCTGACTGTTGCAGGACCTGCACCAGCGTTGTTTCTTAGCCTGCAATGTTCAATTACGTCATTTTCTGTCAGTTCAGATAGTTTGATCGCGGAGATGTCACTATCCATAAGCAGTTCCAGCACATATCTTTTAGTACGGCCTGCTTTACCTCCGGCATTTGGGTCATTTAAATATTTGTGTAGTAAGTCACGGACTGTAAGTCCGTCAACTGCATTTGATGATGGAATGCCATATAGATCTAATTCCATCACTTTCTGTGTGCCCCATGTTTTGGCATGAGCATGTTTAGGGAATGTTTTGCTTTCCCTGTAAGTGATAACACCTTTTTCTTTGATAATCACATTACAGCGATAGCGTGGTGTGCCATCGGATTTTAGTCGTTTCTCTATGTTATAGTACGCCATTACACGACCTCGTTATTTCGGGTTCCCATAAAACGTGGGAACCTGTGCGGGAACCTAACGCGAGAAAAATAGCCTGAAATGTTCAAAAATGCACGATAATCATGAAACACAAAAAATTAATCAAACCAGCGTGATGCCTGAAAAAACTGGTGTTTACTGGAATTCTCGGTTTAGCATTGCTCCTATGCTCGACTGGACGGACAGACATTGCCGTTATTTCCTGCGTCTGCTTTCCCGCAATACGTTGCTGTATACCGAAATGGTGACCACAGGGGCGATTATTCACGGTAAAGGTGATTA